CCTCATGACCAAAGGACACGATACATACAGCAGAGCAGTTATTTATCAACGAATGTAAGAGGTGATTTCATGGCTCAAACACCGGCACAACTTGCCAATCTGGAAAAAGGAAAAGCTACACAGTTTACCGGGGAGAATGCGGCGAGTCTCGGTGCGAAGGGTGCTGCAGTTTCCGCAGAGGTCAGACGAGCCAGAAAAACACTCCGCACAGAGCTGGAATTGCTGCTCCAAACCTATGTAAAAGACCCGAAAACTGGCAAGCAAAGCGAAAAGACCATACAGGAAGCTATAACGCTTGCCCTCGACACCAAAGCCTATGAGATTATCCGAGACACCATTGGAGAAAAGCCCGCTGACAGGATCACGATGGCACAGATCGACCAAGACACCATTGACGCAGTTGAAAAGATGGTGATGGGCGATGACAAGTGAGCAGGCAGTAAAGTTCCTGATCACGCGCCCTGTTGAGCTGGCACATTCCATTGGCCTCACGAAGCTGGGAGAGCTTCACAACGGATGGATCATTGATATGGTGAGGGGCAAGGACGATAAGACGCTTCAATCTCATCGAGGATCGTATAAGACCTCATGCGTGTCTGTCGCCCTTGCTCTGATCATCATCCTGCGGCCAAACGTGCGCACGCTGTTCCTGCGCAAGACCGATACTGATACCAAAGAAGTAATCGCCCAGGTGAGGAACATACTTCTCCATCCGGTCATGAGATACTTTGTCCGCGTCATCTACGGCGTGGATCTGGTGCTGGTCAAGGACAGCGGCACAGAGATATCGACAAACCTGTGCCACGACGTAAAGGGAACATCACAGTTAACCGGACGAGGCGTGAAAGGATCGCTGACCGGCAAACACTTCGATCTGATCTTCACGGACGATATTGTGAACCTCGAAGATCGAAGCAGCCGGGCAGAGCGAGAACACACAAAAGCGATCTATCAAGAGCTGCAGAACTTAAAGAACAGGGACGGCAGAATCTACAACACAGGAACGCCGTGGCACAAGGACGATGCTTTCTCCATAATGCCCGCTGCCGAGAAGTACGATTGCTACTCGACCGGCCTCATGACAGAGGAAGAGATCGAGCACCTGCGCTCAACCATGACGGCCTCCCTGTTTGCAGCCAACTATGAGCTGAAACACATAGCGTCTGACGATGTAATCTTTACGACGCCCAAGACTGGCGCGGATCCCGCACTTGTAGAGCAGGGCATCTGTCACGTGGACGCTGCCTATGGCGGCGGGGATTACACCGCCCTCACGATCTGCGTCAAGAAAGCGGTTACGATACCGGCGACAGACACGACGCCGGAAAAGACCGTTACGAAATACTATATCCTTGGCCGAGTGTGGCAAAAGCATGTCGACGATTGCGAGGACAGCATCTGCAGAATCCGCAAAGAGTGCAAGGCCGGGCGTATTTATTGCGAGGACAACGGCGACAAAGGATACCTGGCGAAAGAGCTTCGCGGCAAAGGTGAACGCGTGGTGACATACCACGAGGACATGAATAAGTACATCAAGATCACGTCCTACCTCAAATCCGTCTGGAAGGACGTGATTTTTGTTGAGGGCACAGACGAAGAGTACATCGACATGATCTGTGACTACAACGAGAACGCCGAACATGATGACGCGCCGGACAGCGCATCTTCCATTGTCCGGATCCTTTGGCCGAAGAAAGAAACAGCCAGCTCGTACAAATCCATTTTGAGGTGAGATCGAATGAAGCTCAAAAGAATTTATCGGCCAGAGGTCGAGATCGAGTGCTCCAACATTGTGATCTTCTTTGTCACGGTGTTCCTGTGCTTTGTGCACGTGGGAATCCGCATCGGCAAGATCAAGGTCGTTGTCTTTGACCGCATGCGGAAGAAGCACTGCTTAAAGACGCATAGATTTTTCATCATCCCAAAGTATCACTACAAGAAAGCGGGGGCTGAGGATTGCTGACATATGAAGATCTCGTAAATGTCGGGGAAAGCGACAGAGAGCGTATCGACTTTGTAAAGGCTGCGATCGCTGCGCATATCGGATCGCCGGAGTATGCGAAAGCCGTTGAGGCCCAGGCTTACTATGACGGCGACAACCCGACGATCACCAACTATGAAAAGATCCTGTATGACATGATGGGACGCGCTCATGTTGATATGTGGACGGCAAACCACAAGATCAAGACGCAGTTCTTTTCCATGTCGGTCAATCAAGAGGTAGCGTATCTTCTCGGCAACGGCGTCCGTTTCAGCGAGAAAACGACAAAAAAGCGCCTTGGCAAGCTATTTGACACGCGCATCTTGAAAGCAACGCTGAACGCGCGTGTGCAGGGGTCGAGCTACGTCTATTGGAATAACAATCATATCGAGGTATTCAAGTTCCTCGAATTCCTCCCGCTGCGAGGCGAGGAAAACGGGGCTGTCATGGCCGGTATACGGCATTGGCAGCTCGCAAGCGACAAGCCGCTGCGGGCAACCTTGTACGAGCTGGACGGCTATACTGAGCTGATCCAGAAGCATGGCGAGGAAATGGTAATCATGCAGCCGAAGCGCCCTTACAAGATCACCAAGAGAGGCACCAAGGCCGAGGGAATGGAGATTGTCGACGCGAGCAACTACGACGGCTTCCCGATTGTTCCGCTGTACGCAAACGAGCAGCACCGGTCGTCTATCTGCGGCAAGCGCAACACCATTGACGCGCTGGATCTCGTGACCTCGCAGATGGTCAACAACGTGGACGAGGGAAATTTAATCTATTGGGTGCTGACCAACTGCGGAGGTATGGATGATCTCGACGATGCAAAATTCATCGAGCGGATCAAGACCACGCACGTTGCCCACGCTGACGGTGATGCCAACGCCAAAGCGGAGGCTCACAAGATCGATGCTCCTGTTGATGGCTCGTCTATTGCGATTGATAAATTGGAGCGGCAGCTCTACAAGGACTTTCAGGCGTTCAATTCTGAAAGCGTCTCAGCGTCTAACCAGAGCGCAACGGCAATCCGGGCGGCATACACGCCCATCGACCTAAAATGTGACATTGAGATCGAGCCGCAGGTCACCGAGTGCATCACGGGGATCCTCACGCTGGCCGGGATCGACGATGAACCGAACTACCAGAGAAACCAGATCATCAACGCTATGGAAGAGACGCAGAAGATCGTGATGCAGGCTCAGTTCTTGCCAGAAGAATACATCCAGGAGAAGCTTCTGACGGTCAACGGCGATATTGATATGCTCGAGAGCATACAAGAAAAGGACGAAAACGAAGAGGTCAAGCGGCTACGCGACGCTGAAAAGCGGCTGAAAGAGCAGCAGGCCAACGGCACGGAGGTAATTGAGTAATGGAAACCTACACAATCAATGTCGTTCGACCGCCTGCTCAGATCGCTATAGGAGAAGAGCGGGAGAATATCGCGAGCGCTGTCAAGTTCGATTTCTCTGCGTGGCAGAAACGATTTGGCGACGGCTCTTGCACGCTGCTGAACATGCGTCCCGCAAACGGCACTCGGCCCGCTGATACTTTTCCGTACATCGTTTCCGATCTTACCGTAGACGGCACCACGGCAACGTGGAGGCCGACAGAGACGGATATTGACTACAACGGCAAAGGCGAAATCCAGTTTATCTTTACCGCTGGTGAAGTGGTAGAGAAAACTCCCATTATCTACGTTTACTGCAACCGTTCCCTCAAAGAATCCGGCACGCCGCCCGAACCCTACGAGCTCCTGTCCGAGAAAATGGAACGTCTTGCAGCCGAGACTGAAACAAATGCTTCCAATGCAGCGGAAAGCGCAGAGGAAGCGAAAGCCGCGTCTCTGCACTATCCCCGTATCAGTAACGGCGTTTGGGAAGTATGGGACGTTGAAGCTGGGAAATACATCAGCACTGGAATTGAAGCAGAGGGCACGGACGGGTATAGCCCAACTGTCGAGATCACGCCCACCGCAAGCGGCTATACCGTAGTTATCACGGATGCTTCTGGCCCGCATACGTTTACTGTTTTGAACGGCAAGGATGGGAGAGACGGCGCAGACGGTAAAGATGGCCGCGACGGAGTAGATGGGAAGGATGGTGCGCCGGGTAAAGACGGCGAAAAGGGTGACCCCGGTCCACAAGGCGAAGTTGGCCCACAGGGCAGTAAGGGCGATAAAGGCGACAAGGGAGACAAAGGCGATAAAGGCGATACTGGTGCTCAAGGACCTCAGGGCATTCAGGGAGAGACTGGTCCTCAAGGCCCGAAAGGCGACCCCGGCGAAGTCACGCAGGAGGAGTTTGACGATCTCGCTGATGACGTTTCTGATTTAAAGAGAGCCCTAAACACCAAAGCTGGCATCCTCCGCGACACTGCCTCCGGCTCTGTTGCATCGTTTGTCCCGGACGCTACGATTGACAATCTGCTAGGGCTTGATGTCCACCTCGAACCCATCCAAGACCTGCACGGTTACGACAGCCCGTGGCCTGCTGGGGGTGGGAAGAATAAGTTTGACCCGTCCGTGTACTCCGAATACGTTCAGAGCGATGGGAAATACAGGGCAATGGGGTCGCAGATTAATCCGATTCGGATTCCGATTCCGTCCTCTCTGCTGAATATACCTTGCACTTTCAGCTTCTACGCCGACATGACCAACGCAGGAACGCTTACGTATGTTCTTACGCAGGCTGTCGTAGGTGGAACGTCCAAAAACGGGAACATTGTGCAGAATGGCTCTATCGGCAGAAGCACGGTAACATTCACGCCGACAAGCACGGAAGATTATGTGCATATTACCTTCGGAAGCAATGGCGCAAACGAGTTCACATTCTACGACATTCAGCTTGAAGCAAGCAGTGCCGTCACGGACTTCTCCCCCTACTCCAACATCTGCCCCATCAGCGGACGGGATAGTGTGGAAGTTGAGGCGGCGGGGAAGAATCTGTGGCATGGTCAGCTTGCCAACAATGCAAACGTTGTATTCGACACAAAACCCGGACAGACGTATACGGTTTCTGCTCAACTGAAAGGCTCAAACGATTGTTACCTATATTTGCGGTCCTCCGACGATGGCTTTGTAACGACCACGTTAGTCGAGAAGGTTATAGCTGGTCGGAACATACGCACAGCTACGTTTACGGCGGAAGCCGGAAAAGAATATGCGTTATGGTCGAATGCATCCTATGTCGAAGCAGATAAAATTCAGATAGAACTCGGCTCCACAGCCAGCGAGTACAAGCCCTATGCTGGCAACCGCTACACCATCCAGCTTGGCGAAACCGTCTACGGCGGGACGCTCGATGTGACAGCGGGGACGCTGACGGTGGATAGGGCATCGGTGGATTTGGGGACGCTGGCGTGGTCTTACAGGGAAACCGACTTCGCAGATTGGCCGTATTTCACTGCCGCTGTCAACGGCAAAAAGAACGGTTGGAATAACGGCATAATGGA